TGGTCATAATATTGGTACTATTCATGCAGAACAAAATGCCATAACTGATTGTGCACGAAGAGGTGTTTCTACAGAAAATTGTACAGCAATAATAACTCATTATCCTTGTTTTAATTGTTTTAAGTTATTGGCAGCATCAGGTGTTGAATCAATAAAATATATTAATGATTACAATAATGATAGTGAAGTCTTTTCTTTAGCTAAAAAAAAGAATATGTCTATAATTAAGATATAAAATTAATGATTAAAGAATAATATAAATGATTATACATTTTTCGCGTCCAATAGCAATTTTTGCTGTAAAGAATTTAGCTCTTGTTGACTATGATGTCGCTACTAGAGTTTCAGATGCTGTAGCTGAAGTATCTATATGGGGATATCAGCATGATTTGCCAATAATAGCAAATTATGCGATAGATGGATTACAAAAATTAGATGAATTTGGTAGTTTATTAATTGCTTTAGTTGCTTTTATAATTAATCATACAATTTAATTATGATTAAATGTCACTAAAATCATTATCAGTAATATAACACATAATAAAAAAGCAAAAACTATAGAATGTATACCAATTGTATAGCCGATACCAGTTTTGAAGGTATTTTCCTGATTAATATATTGGTAATAATTGATACTTGTAAAGATAATTGATATTAAAACAATAATTAGAAAAATTCTAACAAAAATAGTAGCTTTTTTTAATCTAATTAAAATTCCAGCGATTCCAGTTAAGATTCCAGCGGTTCTTAGTAAAGAAAGAAAGGAATTTTCTGATGCATAATCTAAAGAAAGTTGTTGTCTTTTGACAGTATCTTTTAAGATTTCATCTTCAAATTGATTCATTATAAGATATAATAATTAAAGAGAAAAATAGTTAAGACCTTTGGTTATAAAATAGAAACAAAATCCAAATACTAAACTATTAATTAAATATCCCCAAATATTAGGATTACCATCCGATTTAAATAAACCTGGTATAATTTTAAATAAATATCTTTGAATAATTGGTAATTGAAATAAAAAATATAAAACTGCTATAAGTATAGGTTGTTGAAATTCTTGGTAATAGCTTTCAATTATGGAGCTATTATCTTCTAATTTTTTATTATGATCTATAATATCTTGAGATGTAGTATTATTATCAATATTAAATTCAGTAGGTGGTGGTGGTATATATTCTTGTTGAATATTTTCATCTGTTGTTAAGTTTGTAGTATTAGTAGGAATATTTCTATCAGGAAGATTAGTTTGTCCAGCTAAAGTAGCTTTTTGAAGACTTGTAATCATTTCATTATAACTTTGTTGATCTTGCGATTGATTAGATAGTTTATTAATATCAGTCTCTCTTGAAGAAATTTGATTTTCTAAAGGATTGCTAATAGCAATGTTTTCAATTTGAGCAGGAACACCCAAAAGAGAAGAATTTGTCTCTGTAGGTTGTAAATCAGAAAGAGAAGTTGTACCAGCCATATTAGTATAATTTGAATAAATTAAAATTGTACTAATTACGTAAATTCTACACTTTTTTCTTTATTTCCACATTTTATTGAATGTTCATTAAACACATAACAATCTTTTTCATGTTCATAAATTTGATCTTTTACCTCATCTAAAGGAGGCCCTTTAAATACAATACACTCTTTTCCTTTACAAGTTTTTCTAAATAATGATGCTAAACCAAACCCTAAAAGTATTGAAATTAATATACCTCCGAAATCACTCATAAATATTTTTTTAATAACTTTTATCATCTATATATATATATATATATATCTAATTTTTAATTTTCTTTGCTTGAGTTTGAATTGGAATAGTTTTTATTAAAGTTCTATCTTCTGGACATTTTAATTTATCAGCTGAAAAGTCAAAACAATTTCCAACAGTATCTCTATATTCTATTTTATCTAAATTATACGGAGTAGGATAAACATGAACCACTTCTTCCTCAGAATCACTCAAAAAAATAAATAAAAGTCCTAACGCCAAGGCAATTATAAAAACAGGGATATTAAATAAACGTTTGAACATATAAAATATATAACTATTTTTTATTACTCAAAATTTTACCTTCTTCTAAAGTATATTCTAAAGATTCTAATGTTGTATGTTTTTCTATAAGATAATACATTTCTTCATTTTTTTCTACAGTTCTAAATATATATTTTAGATCACTTATGGTTTTATTAAGTGGTAATATATCTGAAATATAATTTTCAGCAACAGTTTTTAATAAATGTTTATTTTTAGTTGACTCATAAACTTTGCAATAATCTTTAATTTTATTAATAGATACAAATAAATCTTTCTCAGCGGTTTTTAGTAATTGTTGACTCTCTGGATTATCTGCTACATTTATATAAAATAATTCAACTTTTTTATACAATTCATCTTTTTTAGATAATTCTTCTTTAATTTGATTAAATTTAGCTAAAGCATCACTTTCTGAAATATATCCAAATAGGTAATCTAATTTAATTTTTATGATATTAATTTTTAAGTTATTTATTTCTTTACTAACTGTATCTATAATTTCATCACTTAAATTATATTTACCTTTATCAATTTCTATATGTAAATTACATGGTTTTTGTGTATGATTGCAAACAGCTTTCAATATTCCATTTTTATTTGTAAATAAAGTACCTCCTTCTTGTTTACAATTTATACATAAATTTTTCATTTGTTTAAATTTAATTTTTTTTTCTTCAAGAGTTAATGTAGGATTATTAATGATTTTATTTTTATTTTGATTAATTTTTGATTCATAACTTTCTTTTAATTTATAATAATTACTTATTTCTTCATTTAATTGAGATTGGGACATATTTTATATTATATAATTAATATATTTTTCTATTTAATATAATTGTTTCTGGATTGTTGTAAAATTCTGGTTCTGGTAAATTAGTAATTAAATTTTGAGATTTTTTCCTTTTATAATCTGATAATTGAACTAATTTTGTCATTATATATTCTTTTTCTTTTTTTAATTTTTTTCTTTTTTCCTCTTCACTTATGTTACCTTTATATCTACAATATAATATAATACCTAAAATTATAAAAAAACCAAAAATTAAAGTTAAATTAAATATAAAATTAATATGTTTCTCTCTAAATTTTTTACAAGATTCTAGTGTATTTCTCAAAAAATATTTTGTTCCTGGTTCTATTAAATTTGGTTTAACATCCATATTATTTAGTATTATTTTTTGAAAATATATTATACATATTATCTATATGTCTGATAAAAAATCTTGTGATCACAAAATTGAAGTTCCTGATGCTGGACAACCATTAGTTTTTTTTATAATTGTAACTGTTGTATTCTTTTTTGTAAGCTATAATGGAGCTAAAGTTCCAGATGAAAAAAATTTCCATGGTGATTTTCCTATTCCAGATGATAAAAATTTAGTAAGTATGTTAATTTATATATCTCTTTTGGTTGCTGGAAATTATTTTATTAATTTAAATATTTCTAAAGAAGTTTGTGGAGCTCCTATGTTTTTTCAAACTTTTATAACTACTCTTTTGCCCTGGGTTTTAATTTTTGTTGTTTTATTATTCATATTAAGAATTATGCCTGGTTGGTTAGCTCCTTTTTCTAATACTGTTGGATATTTAATTGCTAAAGTAGCTGGTCTAGAAAAATTATTAGATCAATTATTAGTTCCTCAAGTAGAGATTGAGAATGGATTACCAGATGGAACAGAGGAACAGAAAAAGAATCTAGGATTAGTTACACAAAATTTAGAACAAATTTATAAAGATAAATCATTATTAATAAATGAAGTCACTATTATGAATTTTTCAGAATTTTATCAAAGATTTAATAAAGCTGGATTATTTAATCAAAAATTTATTAAAGAAGAAGAATCAGAAAAAAGATTTCCTCAAAATGAATTTTATAATTATATAATTTTAAAAGATAAAGTAGCTGAATATTTATGGTATTTATTAACTGGTCTTTTAGTAACTTCTGTTTCCTATAATTATATTGTAAGCTCAGCCTGTACAACTTCTGTTAAAGAAATGGAGAAAACTCATCAAGCTTATCTTAAACTTCAAGAACAGATTGATCAATCTAAGAAAAATACGACAACTTATCAGATTTCCTAAATTAAATTTCTTTAAACCTTGGAAGTGTAACAAAAAATAACACTAAATAATAAGATAATATTGCTAATATAATAGCAACTACCCAAACTGGAACTACTGTTTTTTTTTTATAGCCTAATCCAAAAGTTTTTATACTTCCATCTTTATTATATAAAAATCCGGGTTTAAATAACAATAATATTGTAAAACTTATTAAGAATAATGTTATTGATACTAAAGTCATATTATTTTTTACAAAATTAAGAAACATTATATATATAAGATTATAATTTTATATATATTTAACTTAATTTATTGAATTTAATTACCTACTCTATATCCATATTTCTTCAACATTTTTTTTGCGGTTCTTGCTATTCTTTTATAAGATTTTTGACGAAGTCTTGGATGTCCCTTACCTTTATAACTTCTTGGTTTATTTCCCCATTCTTTAGCTCTAACATAGGCTGCATAAACACCTTTGGGATTTATTTTACAAGTTCCTTTGGTACATATAGGAAAATCTGGATGTTGTTTATCTCCAGGTGTCTTTTTTCCTAAAAAACATTTTTTTCCGCACTTTTTATACATTCTTGTTCTTTGGGCTCCAAATGGAGCTGATTTATGCCATCCAGCCCAGGGAACGTGTTTTCTAGTTTTACTCATTATATATAATATCTATAAATTTATTTAATCAATAATCTACTTCTGCTTCAATATCTCCAAAATCATCATCTCCAACTATATGTTCAATATTATATTGTTCATTTAAAATTTCTTTTTCTGCTTCTTGATCTACCAACAAATCTAATAGATAAATATCTTTATTCATATTTGTTACTAAATCATTTATACCTAATTTTTTTTCTAAAATTGCTGTTTCTTCTAATTTTGCTCTTTCCTCGTCATATGTATCTTGAACATACTGTGTTAATCCTTTTTGCAATCCTTTATTCCATCTCTCTAATTTACTATTTTTAAATATATTTTCTATCTCTCTTTCTTCATCAGTTAAATGTTTTAAATAATCTGTTATTTGTGTTTTTTCTTTTTCTTTTGATCTTAATACTTTTTCCATTACATCTTCATATGATACATCTATTATATCTTTATTATTACAAATTATTTGTATAAATTCTGTTAACATTTCCGAAATCTTTCCTGCTAATTCTTTTTGTTCATCACTTATTAAGTCTTGAAATTCTTCTTCACCATCACTTTCATCAACAGCTAATTCACCTATTTCTTCTGTAGCAAACTCTTGTCCTGGTACTTTTTCTTTTTTTGTTTTAAATATACTTTTATCTTGAGAAATTTTAATATATTCTATAAAAGTTAAATAATATAAATAATTAACTATCAACATTATTATTTTTCCATCAAATACAGAATATGTTTCTTTACCTTTAATTTTTATATTCGATTGATAATAAATTTTATTTATTAACTCTTTTATTTCTTTTGCTGACTTTTGAATTGTTCTACTTACATCTTTTAATTGTTCATCTCCATATAATTTTGTCAAATTTTGATAATACTGCTTTATTATTATTTTTATATCCATTACATGACGTTCTGATAAATTCCAGTGTCTTGGTATCATTATATTATCATAATCGATTTCATTTAAAACTATATTTGGTAATATCATAATTAAATTATTTAAACTATTTTTAGAAAATTCTAACATATTATTTATCTTTAAATTTACATCTGTCTCTCTAAAATTATTCAAATTTTTTATACATTCTATCATTTGCTTTATTTTTGACTTATTTAATTTTGTATTTCTTGTTATAAAATTCTCTATTATTTCTAACATATTATCATTTTCTTTTGCTAAGTAATTTTTTAATGTCCTAATTTCTTCTATGTCTTCTGTATATGTTAAGTCATAATCATCTAATAATTTATTTATCTTTTCCAAAAAAGAAGTAGGAAATATTTCTGATCTATTTTCATCTAAATAATTTATATATTCTCTCAAAACTAAAAAATTATTACCATAACTCTTTTTAAAATCTAGTTTTATAATATTATTTTTTGATATATATAAAATTAATTGATTAAAATTATCTATAGAAAAATTTCTTCCATTTAATTTTAAAATTTTTATCTGTTCTTCTAAACTCATTTCAGGTCTTAGATCTGTTGGTTTTTCTTGACATATTGCTCTTAATTGATCATCTATTGGTAAATTAGTTGCAAATCTACAATAATAAATAAAAGTTTTATAAATAATATTTTCTGAAAATTCAGGATTAATTACTGGATAAATAACTCTAGTATTTCTTGGATCAAAAAACAGAGGTGAATATGTCATTAAATTTATATCGTATAGAATATTAGATAGATATTCTACTTGTTCATTTGTTTTAAGTATACTTGGAGAAATATTAGTAAAATATTCTAAGGTATTATTTATTGTATTACAACAAGCATTCTCTAAAAATGCATCTCCATTCACATTTGTCAAGATTGGTTTTTCCTTACTTATTATTTTTTGAATATCTTCTTGAATTAATAAGGATAATCTTATAATTTTGGATTTTATTGTATCTATTTCATCTAATTGTTTTTGGGATCCTTTTTTTAAACTACTTAATAATTCACTTTTAAATGCTGGAGTAAAAGGTTGAATATCTTTAATATGAAAAGGGATTAATGGTGGTAAAAATGTAGTCCATAATTTAATGTCTAATGAATCTGGTACAATTTTACTTTCTTCTAGCGAGAGATATATTTTTTTCTTTTTAAACAATTCTAATATATCATTATTATTTAAAACATATTCTTCAATTATACTTTCCATTTTTTTTGCTATACTTGATTCTTTTGATTTATATATTGAATTCCAAGGCTTTACACTACTAGAAATTTTATTTGCAACACAAGCTATATAAACTACCCCCGTCTTATCTATTCTTCCATCCATAGGATATCCTGAAAATGATTTAATACATCCTGGAAATGTTTTTTGAGTTTTTATTTGAGGAATGCTAATTTGAATTGCTATTAAATAAAAGACAAAAATTAAAATTAATAATGATGAATCACTTGCTTCTTCATATGAAGGTAATTTTCTTTTATCACCTCTTTTTTGAGCTTTTAAAATTGCTGCATCATATTCTTTTTGACTAGGTAAATTTATTTTATGAATATCTAATACATATTTTATTATAAAATCCATTTGATGATCAATCGATATTCCCATTTGTTGAGCTAATGATAAAACTACATTTTGTATAACTTTAATTAATGGATTTGCTACTTCTTTTGTTTGTTTTGGTGTAGGATCACTATTTATAAATAAAACATTTCCTGCATCTTCTTCTAATAAACTTCTAGTTTGTAATTTATATCCAGATTCATCAAATCCTTCTTCTGTATCCAAATCTATACTTTTAATAGTATATCCACTATGTTTATCTATCCATTTATCACCATCTTCACTTAATGTTCCTTGTTCTGCACAAATTAAATCTAATGCCAATCTATAATTTTGTTTACTTATGTAAACTTGTGCCAAATCACTTAAAAATTTTGGTAATAATTTTACATTAGTATTTTTACAATATAACCAATATTTATCTTCTGTTTGATAAGCCTCTCTTGTAAATTTTAATACAAAATTTATAATATTATTTTGTTTTTTTGCAAAATCTGCTTCACCTAATATCAAATCTCTCAGTTTTTCAAATGGAGAACCTATCAAATCACTTTCACTAACTTGACTTCCTAATATTTCAAATGCTCTATTATATTTCAGTTTATCATAAGTTTCAACTTCAATCTCTTTTGTAATTATTTTTAGATTGTAATTATAATCTGTATCAATTGCAGTTTTAATTCTTTGTAAATCTAATCTGTATTTTTCATCAAATTCTCCTATTATTTTTTTAATATTTTTTTTCTGAATAGCTTTTGTAACTACATTATCAGATATACATTCTTTATCTTTTTCAAAACATTTAAATTGACTTTCACAAAAAAATTTATTTCCTTCTAAAAATACATCTTGAGAGATTGAACTGTCTTCTTTCCAATTATTATCTTCTCTAATAAATATTTTTGGTTTCTCTCCTTCTTCTTCTAAAATTGCATAATCTCCATTTATTACTGGTCTTTGTTTTTTTATCATAGCTTCTGCATCTCTCGAAGCTTCTATTTTATTTAAACCTATAGTTTCTTGTAATTTTGTTGTGAGAAAATCTAAAAATGCTTCTGGACTTTGACTCTCTTTTTGTTCTTGATATTCATTTATTATATCATAAAATGTATTATCATATTTTTTGTCAAAAAATATTTGTTTTCCATTGTCATCTTCTAATTCATCTTTTGCAAAGTATTTTTTACTTAAAACATATTTTTTACAGCTATTTTCTTCTTGTTCTTTTGCTAGATTTGCTTCTATTTCTATAAATTGATCCAAAACGTTAGAAACCATTAAATCAACTGTTATTTTTGAAATTGCTGACATAAATAATTTTGCACTATCAATCCTTATCATTTTGTCAAATATTTCTAAACTTGTTACATCTTTTTTATCACGACTTATATTATAAGCAGAAAGTACTGCCTCTGAAACATCATCACTACTCTCCAATATTTTAACTATAAAATCTACTTCATTTTTTTCATCTTTTTCTAAGCACTAATTTATTAAATATTTGTAAAAATTTTTTATTGTTAACTACAAAATTTTTCTTATAATCTAATATTTTTTCATTTAAAAATTCTTTTATATCTTCAAATTGTTTGTAAGCTATATTTTTTGTATAAATCATAAATGGTTCTAAATATTGTACTACTTTTATATACGATAAATCTCCCTTTATATGATCTTTAATTAAATTAAATAATACTCTTGTTTTCGGTACAATTGCTTCTAAAAATTTTTTATATTTATCATCTATATCATCTGGTATTGTTTCATCTAATATAAATTGTTTTATATTATTTAAAAAATTTTCATCTGAATATTCTAAACTTTTATCTAATTCTGTAACTGAAATACTATTAACTATTGTCTTTTTATTTAAAAACTGCCAATAATTTAAATAGTGTAAATTCAAATTACTTTGTTCATATATTGAAGTTAATGGCAAATTAATATGTGAAAATTTATAGGTTGGCATTGGTAATGTTAAAATACCTTTTAAACTTAATATATCATTTTCTGTTGCTTTTATAACTGTATTTATTATTTTTCTTTCTTCATTCATTTCACTCATTAATCTATTTAAACCTAAATTATAAACTTGACTCTGAAATCTTGTCATAATTAATTCCTCATCTCTTGAAGCATATGATTTTTCATCTCCTAATGTATTTACAATAGTATAAATATTTTCATTTACTGGGATTTGAGCAATAAAATTATCTAAATTATTATTTGTAAATGGAGTTTCTAATTTATTTAATTGATTTAAAAAATAACTATATTTACTTTGTTCATCTGGAACTTGATTACTTTTCCAATTATTATATACTTCACTATATTGAATTAATACTTGAGCTAATGTTAAATTATCCACATAAGAAATATCATCTTCTAAATTTGTATCATAAATTTTTCTATTATTTATAGATACTGGTAATATCCAATATAATTTTTTATCTAATTTTTCCAAACTTTTAACTAATGGTTTAAAATCAGATCCAAAAATCTTTGGTTTGATTATATTTTTTTCAGGAATAAAATCTGAATATTCTAATCTTAATTCTTTATATCTTTCTATTATTGTATGGATTCTATTTAATTTTGATGGTGTTCTATCTTGATTTGGTATACTTGATAATAACTCGTCTAATAAATCATTTGTTTGTTTATCTATTCCATATCTTTGTTCTGACTCTGGTATATCTATAATTTGTGTAACTTTATCTAATTCCTCTCCTATTTCTATCTGATCTGCATCCAAAATTATATCCTGTGGTTTAAATAAAGATTCTCTTTCTAAATCTACTAGATCATTGTCTTCTATTGAAGCAAATTGAGCATCTGGTGGTAAATCTTCTTTATCTTCATCCACTAAATTATCTGGTTTCTCTCTAATTTCTATTTTTTCAATTGGTAAATCTTCTGGAATTCCTTTAAATTCAAAATCTAGATAAATTATATCATTATTTGGATAGGTTTTAATTTCAATCATATCATTTTCTAAATTAGTTATTTGCCCAGTAATTATTAAAGGTAAATCACCGCCAAAATAAATATTTATCCAATTACCTGGTAATAAATTATTTTGTTTAGCATACCCTTTTTGTTCTGGTTTACTTAAAATATTTATACTTTCTATTGATTCATCATCTAATTCACCTTCACTATTTATAGTTAAAATTGTTTGATTATTATCACTATCCACCAGTTTTATTTTGTCTTTATCTATATAATTTATGTAAAACAATTTTTCATTTAACTCTTCATTAGTTGGTGCATCTATTGATATTATATCTCCCAATTGTAAATTTAAATTATCTGATTTTGGGGAATCACTCATTACCTTATATTTATAGTAGAAATTAATATTCATTACGAAAAAATTTAATAAATAGAGTTAAAGATAAACTATAAATAATATTAAAATAATGATTTGTGATATCAGTGATTTCATTAATCAAAGTGATTTTAATCTTAGATTAACTGATAATAATAGATGGCAAGAATTATTATCAAATAAAGGTTTAGAAGAAAAATTTATAAATAAAGATGAATCTTTTATTATTAAATACAAAAAAAATGATTTATCAAAAGAAAATTATAGTACTATTGGAAAACTTAGATCTATTGTTTGTAATGATACATCTATATTATCTTTTTCTCCACCTAAATGTTTAGATTTTAATGAATTTATTAATAAATATCCATGTCATGAGTGTTTTGCTGAAGATTATATTGAAGGAACTATGATTACAGCTTATTTTAATAAAAAGACTAATAAATGGGAAATTTCTTCAAAATCAGCTATCGGAGCTTCTGTTTATTTTTATGATAAAGACTTAACTTTTGATAAAATGTTTTTTCAAGCTTGTGAAAATTGTAATTTTTCACTTGAATCTTTACCAAAAGATTACTGCTATACCTTTGTCCTACAACATCCTAATAATCGAATTGTTTTAAATATAACCATTCCATATATTTATTTAATTAAGGTTTATCAAATTAATAACACCTCAATATTTAAAGTTGATCTTTATAACTTTGTTACTGAAAATAATTTATTAAATAAATCTGAAAATCAATTAACAATTGGTTTACCTAATTGTTATCCTATTGATTCATATGAAAATTTATATAATTATTTTGGAAGTAATAATACTCCTATTCAATATCCAGGTGTTATGATATATCATAAAGATGGTGATCGTACAAGAATTAGAAATCCTGTTTATCAAGATATTAAATATTTAAGAGGTAATCAACCTAAATTATTTTATCAATATTTAGAATTAAGAAAACAAAACAAAGTAAAAGATTATTTATATTATTTTCCAGAATCTGGAAAATATTTTTCAGAATTTAGAAAAATTTTGCATAGATTTACTTTAACTTTATGGCAAAATTATATTTCTTGTTTTATTCAAAAACAAAAACCTTTAAAAGATTACAATTTTCAATATAAAATACATATGTATAATTTACATAATTTATATCTTGAAAATAAAGAACCTATTACAAAATCTGTAGTTATTAATTATATTAATAATTTAGATGCTGCACAAATTTTATATGCTATCAACTATGTTTAATTTAATTAATATAAAGTATTATAGTATCAATATAAATATAAAATATTTTAATAATAATATAACACTGATATGAATATTGTTGCTGGTATTCAATTATATGAAGAAGAAGATTTTATAAAACCTACATTACTAAGCTTATTACAACTTTGTGATAAAATTATTCTTGTTGAAGGATGCTGGATTAATACCTTAAAAGTAACAAAAAGCAAAAGAAGTAGAGATAAAACTATTGATATTATTAAAGATATTATGGAGAATCATGACCCCGATAAACGTATTGAACTACACTTCTTTAATGGAAAAGATCAAAAAGAACATAGACTTCATATTTTAAATCACTCATTAAAATATAAACCTGACTGGTATTTACAAGGTGATGGTGATGAAATTTTTCACGAAAATGAGATCCCTATATTAAAAAATATTATGAATACTACTGATAAACATGCCATTAATCCTAATCATAAATTGTTCTGGAACGATTTAACCCATTATGAAAAGTGGAAACCTTCTGGAAGGTTTTTTAAATTTAAAAACTTGGACACTTCTAAATTAATATATAATGATTGTAATTCTTATTGTCATAAAGATGACCATAATTATTTTAGAAATCATAATCTTTTAGTCCCCAACAATATATTTATATATCATCCTTCTTATGTTAAAAATTTTGAACGTCAGCGTTTAAAATGGTTCCATAGGACTATGGATGATAAAAAAACTTTTCCTCATGGTATAGATATAAAATTAAAAATGGTATATCGAAAAACCTTTTCGAATGCTATTGATTTTCAAAATTCTTTACAAAAATTACCTCATCATGAATTACCTTTAGTATTACAATGAGTTATCATAATATCATATGTGATGAATATAAATTTATTTGTCTACAAATTCTTGTTTTAATTTCTCATATATTTCAATTCCTTTACTAGAAACTTCTACTAGTCTTTGAATTATAATTTCATTATCTACTTCTTGATTAAATCCAATTTTTAAAACACAAATATTAATATGAGGATGAGGTTGTCTAAATCCAACAAAAGTTACTTCTTTTCCAAAATATATTTTGTAAATTAAATATTCTAATACTTTACCTAGAGTAAAACTTTCATCAACTAATTCTATATCATATGAATTTTCTAAAGTGCTATGAGAACTTGAAATTAAGATTTTTTCTTGTAAATCTGTAATAAATTTTTTGAATTTATTCACCATTATACTACACGCTTTTTCCAAAATTTCAAAGTTTGAATAAATACCTATTGATTTTATAATAAAATCAAAACTATCAGGAATAACAATTCTTGCTCCTTCCATTAGTAACCAATCTTTCTTAATAAATTCTATATCTTCTTTATCTTCTTCATCTAATGTTTTCAATTTTTCTTCCCATTTTTCTTCTATCTTTTCTTTATCAATAGTACCTCCAAAAGCACATGTTGAAGTTACATTAAAAGTACCACTTTCTTTTGCAGTTCCTATATCAAATTCACATGATAATTTTATTTGTTCTCCTGGAATATTATCTGCTAATTGCGGTTGTAATCTTAGAAAATCAATGTAACTATTTGTTATAGAATCAGGTGGAAATATTTTTTTTGTAACACTATCATCTAAATAAGTATTATTTACTATATTTTTAACTTTAAAATTTTCAGTTGTTACATACATAATTTCTTTTTTATCATTTGATAATTCTACCTCTAATATATGATCTTTATATGGAAATGTTAAATCATTAATATGAATTGGTATACAACTTAATCTTTGTTTTATAATCTCATTATTAAATCTAGTAGTATTAATATCAATTGTAGCTTTATTTTGAGCATAGGGAAATGTTCTAAAAACAAAACAAGGAATTTCTGATATTATTATTCTCCGGATTGCATTTATTAAACTAGAATTAATATTACTTATAGTAAATTGTAATGTACTATCTTCATCTATTATACTTTGAACTGTTGGATTCATTATATATTTAATATATAATTAATTTATTAAATC